AATCCACCATTGGAACGAGAGATACGGGTAAAAGAAAGGGGCTACCGAAGTAGCCCCAGTCAAACAGGGAGGTGTGCCCAAATGAAAGGGCACCCTCATTGTAGCATAAAAATTTATGCCGCGCCAGGTGAACCGAACACACAGCGTGGATCAGAGAATCCGAAGCTGTAACGCTCACGCGCTTTGAAGCGCATGTTACCTGTGTCGAAGTCCGCTTCCATGCCTGTTGACATTGGCGTACGTTCGAAGTGGACGAAACCACGAGGTGCATCAGTCAAGATGAAGAACGCATCTGGGTCAGTTAGGAAGTCGTTTACGGCGTAACCGTTTGGCAACATTCCCATTGAGCGAATTGCGTTTACATCGTTGTCCGCTGTACCAACACGCAAGTTTGAAACCATCAAACGTTCTGCAACGAATTGCAACTGACGTGGGATGACCAGCTTGGTGCCGCGTAGCGCAACCTTTAGACCACGTTCGTCAACGAAACCTGCGATGTTGATCAAAGCATCTTCAAGAGATGTTTCGTTCAAGTCTGCCGCAGTTGTTGGTTCGTTGGCAAATGTGCCACCTGATGTTAGCGGGTGGTCTGTTGCACAAAGAGCAACGCCGTCACCACCAGCAGATGCGCCAGCAGTAAATGCGTTGTTCAAGACAGCAGCCGCTTTAACCTGCTTGGTGTGAGCCATAGAACGCGCAAGCGCTTTCGTATAGCGTGAGCCAAGACGGTCATACAGGTTGTCTTCAACCGCTTCTTCCGTTATAGAGAACGCAAGCGCGATTGTTTCGTGGTTGTAACGAGCTGTATATGCTTCGTTAGCATCGTCGAAGTTAATTGAGGAACCTTCCGATTTGGTCGGTGCCGCGCCGAAACCACTCAACATAACCTCTTCTTCGAATGCTCGATCAGATGATTCTGTTGTGAAGATCTCCGCATGTTGGTTTTCGTACCGAGAGTACTCCATACCAAACAAGGCGTTAAGACCTGGTTCCAACTCTTTCGCTAATTGTGCGCGAGAGATAGCCATAAGTTAGTCTCCTTATACGCCTGTGTTTGCAACAGTACCTGCAACAATAGCACCGTTAGGCGCACCGAAGCAGTTGTTCAAACGTACGATTAGTGGAATACCAGCCGCTGTAAAGTCTTGGTTCTCGGGATCGTCTTGGATTCCGATGATACGCAAGTGCAATGCTGCGGTGGTGGCGATTGTGCTGACACCCAAAGTTGCAGATGAAATACCTGTGGTTGTTGAACCAGAAGTACCCGCTGCAAAGTTAGCGTTTGCGAATACGTGACCACGCGCAGTTGCTTCGCTTGTTAGTGAAGCACTTGAGCAGACAACGTATGTTTGCGCTGGGTTATCATAAACGAAGGCTTTGACGGGATTATCAGAATCCGCGCCTGAGCCAGGCCAGTATTTTGAGAAAACTTTTTCACCAGTAGTAGACGAAACGTATTCACAACCCCAGAAAACACCAAGTAGACCTACAGTTCCACCTGCCGCCGCACCAACAATGTCGATAAAACCAGTTGATAACGGAATTACAGGAGAACCTTGATAGATCGCGTTAGTGTTACCAGAGGCAATACGATACTCGGTTGTACCAGTGGTGTTTGCGCCAGAACCCTGGACGCCAATCGGACGTAGTCCGAATGCACCGTTAGTATTTGCCATAGTAGCAATCCTCTAAGTTAATTGGAGTCGCGTTCGCGGCCTCCAAATGTTACACGACTTTGCCGAGTATTAGATATCGGCATTGAAGGATGTTGCTCCTTCATCAAGTCCTGATCTACGGCAGTCATTTGTTCGCGGGTTCTGCCCCCGTAATATGCAGTGCGTTCTTCAGCCGTTTCAACAGGGATACGACACAACATCAGTCCACCTTGTCCAATAACACCCGCATATTTGCCATCATCGATGACTGGGGCTTCATAGTCTGGATACTCATCAGAGCGGACAGGTTCCCATCCTTCTCTCAGCTTGGCGTGGACATTCATCTTGTCCTCTTCGCCGCGCATTGAAACGCGAATCCAGCGATGCACAAATCCGTCTGGCGGAGTTGGTGCTTCAAGGTGACTGGGCGGTGCCCATGGTTTTCTGCGCGATTCATTGTCTCGCGTGTTGCTTTTACGTGGTGTACGATCTGCCATCATTCTACTCCTTTACAAACTTAGCGTATTCTTCAAGAGGTACGCCGAGCTTTTTCGCAATCGCGACTTGAGAATGCGTCAGCTTCACCGACCTGCGCCCCTGTTTAGTACTGCGGGATGCGGATGAATTGCCCGAGGCGACAGGCGCTCCATTCCCCGATTTCTTAGCCGTCTTGAACTTCGTAGGGAACTCCGTACGAATGCGACGATCAATTTCAGTATAATACTCATCGCTGTTCGGGTCAAACCCTTCGTCCTCAACAAGCGTAGCGTGTATCGCATATGCAGCAGATGTAAGTAGTCGGTCTGTTCCAAACCACTCGTTCTTCTCCGCCCACGCTTGTGCCTTCGGATCAGGCTGTGGGGCTTGCTGCTGTTGCGGCTGCGCTTGTTGCTGCGGCTGCTGTGCTGGTTGCAACGGCGGATCCTGCGGCTGCTTCGCCTCACGCTCTACCCGAGCTTTGGCTTGGCGGTGACGCTCCAGTTCGTTGTTCAAACGAGCCAGTTTCTCCTGCGCTTCCAGCATCTTGTCACTGTCACCACGATCAGCAGCGTCTTTGTACTGCATCTTCGCCGTGTTCATTTCAATGTTCAAACGGTTGCCATACTCCTGGACATACCCACGGTCGAGCAGACGAAGACGATCCTTCATCTTCTTGTTCTCTTCCATTAACTGGGATGACAGGCGCAAGGCTTCCTGCTTATCACGCTCCTCGTTGCGGTACTTCTCCGTCAACTGCTTGATACGCTTTTGAACGTTCTTGCTATAGTCCTCTAGCTCTTCACCATCAGAGGCTTCCGCCTGCTCTGGTTCTGGCTCTTCCTGAACAGGGGCCTCTTGTTCAGGAGCCTCCTCTTCAGCCGTTTCCTCGGACTCAATCTCTACTTCGATCTCTTCTGTTTCAACTTCTTCAGACTTGTCTGACATCATCTGGCTCCAATATTGTAGCAATTACTTCATCGTCGTTGATGATACGAACTTCGCCACCATCGATCTTGAATCGTGAGCCTGAGTAGCGACCAATGCACACCCAGTCCCCTTCTTTACACCATGGCTCCCCGTACTTCTCTTTGTCGCCATAGGCCAACTCGCCCACACGCAACACGTACGCCACAGTTGTAGCTACAGATTCCCGCTCCCGAACTTCGTCAGGAACGTACAAGCCACCTTTTGTTTGAAGTTTTCCCTGATACGGCATTACCAAAATGCGCCATCCTGTAGGCTGCGGTAATCGATCAAGAAGAGGTTTATCGACGAGCGAGGGATCTAGCACCCGCTCCTCGGCGTTTACATACGCGCTCTCTAAAGACGAGGTTTCACCCCGTTCTTTGTTTATTTTCTGCGCGACATGATCAGGAAGATATAAGGTCTTCGACATCGTCAGCGTTTTTCTCCAGCAGGGACTTGATTTCTTCTTTAGCAAAAGAGAGTCCCCGTATCTCTCCCACCATCATTTTGTAAGTCTCCCAATCCTTGGCAGACCCGTTTGCCAAAGAACGGGCGATATCCTCCTCCCGCTCTTTCAACAACTTATACACATATTTTGAAAAGTCGACAACATCCATTATAGAATGTCCTTGTAATCCTCTTGTAAGTCGGATGTGATTGGACCACCTTCTGCCCACTCATCACATGTATTTTCTTTCATACAGACAAACTTGAGCATTTGGCAATACCCTGTGTTGCCAGACTCGTCACCAATACAGTCCAGGACATCGTCCGTTTGGTTGTACATCGCACAGTTTCCGCAGCACTCATCGTTGCGAAACGCCGTGCTCGTGTTGGGTTCACGGTAGCCGTGCTCCTCAACCGCCATCTCACGGTTCGTGGCATTTAACTCTTCATCCTGAGTTGGAAGAGGGCATACCGCGCCCTCGTCCGTCTCTTCCATCTTGTCAACAGGCATCCCGTCAGCCAAGATTGTAATAACTATTCCAGACATCAGTACGTCTTTCCACGGTTAGCATTGTAACGAACGTCGCCACCATTAGCGAACTTTTGCGTTCCCATAGAACCTCGAACGTCCGCAGCGTCTTCTTTATAGGTTTTCTTTGGTCGCTCTGCCCCCATAAACTCTTCAGTAGGGTTTCGCTCACCGTACCCAGCAGCTTCAGACACCGCGTCCTCAATCTGCTTAGACGCAGCTCGAGTGCCTGTCACATTCCCTTCCGCCTCTTTAATGTCGTCGTCACGATATTTGTTCTTACGACCAATGTTTCTTCCACGTTTAGCCATGTCCGTCTCCTATACCATAAGCTCAAAGTGCGGAGCGTCGATGAACGGACGACGGCCCTGTGAGCGACGTAAATCTACATAACTATTCATAGCATCTTCCGCCGTGCCTTCATAGTCCCCGAACGATGACACGTTCCATGCCGCACCCCAACGGAGTTTCACACCGAGGTCATTCGCTGCGCTCTTCATCGCGTCCGCGATCTCGTCGTAAAGGTTCAGTTCCCAACGGATCCCGTCCTCCCACGCCGCTAAATC